CTAAGTGCAGATGCGATATACCTGTTATGGAAGATAAGTACTGCCCAAACTGCGGAGCGATGATGGATGGAAAGGAAAGAAGATGAGTAAAGAATGCATAGAGCGTGAAGCAGCAAAGCGCGCGCTAAGAATATGGATTACTGGCTGCGTGCTTAATGGGGATAACGAAAGCGCAGACAGGTTTAGGGATTGCATAGACATACTGGACAGCTTAGATACCGCCGATGTTGCCCCGGTGCGGTACGGGGAGTGGATTGAGCGAGCGTGGAGACCGACTTGCTCGCTATGCGGATTCAGCGGAAGTCTTATCGATGCACCGATATCGCCTTTTAAGTATTGTCCCAACTGCGGTGCGAAGATGGATGGGGGCACGCCATGAAGCATTCCCCTGATTTCAAGCCAACGTGCAAATGCGGCGCAGAGCTTAAACGGCTGTCAACGAACGTGTACCCGAATTTCACAACAATCTATTACGACTGCAAGCAATGCGGCGTGAGACATTCGTTCAAGATGAAGAAGGACGGAACTGTAGTGGAACACAGGGAAATCGGGGTTCGGGATCATCCGCACAGAACGGCACACAGGCAGATGAAGAATAATCAAACGTTATGTTGGGACTGTAAAAACGCCATAGGCGGCGGGTGCAGTTGGTTCACGGATTTCACGCCGGTTGCAGGCTGGAAAGCGAAAAAGGAACGGTTATATTCGGGATGTTCGTATACGGTTGAGGATTGTCCGCAATTTGATGATGGGAGGGCAAGCAAGGCACAATGAGTAATGACAACATGCGTGCCGCGGTTCGGCGGCTATTGAAACGGTGGGGGGCTGCGACACAGATGTGCCGCAGAAAGCAAGAGGAAATCGCAGAATACAACGGCCTGATTGATGCAACATACGGGTTGCATGCACAGAAGTTAACCGGCATGCCGCATGGGGGCGAAGTATCGAACCCTACTGCTATAACAGCAGAACGTGCGGAAAAGCTGCGGGATGCATATCGGCGCAGGATAGCAGACATAACGGATGACATTGCGAACCTGATGGACTTTTGCGCGGCCATTGACAGCCTGCTGCTTGATTTGCCTGTCGACCAGTACAAAGTTATCGATTTGCGATACAGGCGATTCAACACGGCGAAAAAGCCGCCATGGGTGCGCGTTGCGCGGATGGCAGGCATGTCGGAGGATAACGCAAGACTGTTGGAGCGAAAAACGGTGGACGCGCTGTCGAAAGAAATTGATATAAAAACATTAACATAACCGTTTTTAAACGTTTCCATGATGTATAGTAGTATCATCGGATTAGGCCAATGACAAGGTCGATGTTACTAAATACCTCCTGTGCGGAAGGGGCGGCGCTGTGTGCCGTCCCTTTTGCATACTGAAAGGGTTCGTATGGAAAACAGGATTAAATTCATCAGCACGCCAACGACATGCAAGGAGTGTGGCTACTATGACGCAAGGGCAAAGAGATGCAGATTGAAGGAGTGCCGATATCCGGCGAGAAGATAGTATGATTGATTTTGAGAATCTAGACAAACTGCACTTAAACGGTGTTGGGAAGTATAATATCCCGTATATAGAACCGGAATTCACATACCCACACGGCGATTTTATACCAATGAACTATGCAAAATCTGCGAAGGGTGCAAAGACGAAAATTGTGCATTGTTTCGTGGATGATTACCAATTTACCCGTTATTGGAACAGGCCGGATGACTACACAACGAAGTTAGCCGAATTTGCTGCTGTGTGCTCTCCGGACTTCTCGACATATACAGATATGCCAATTGCAATGCAAATATATAACCATTATCGAAAACATTGGCTTGCTGCATATTGGCAGATGCACGGAATCAGGGTGTACCCTACAATTTCATGGAGTACTCATGAAAGCTTTGAATGGTGCTTCGATGGGGAGCCAGTCGGAGGTGTGGTTGCTGTATCCAGCGTCGGAACGCAAGCAAATTCGGATAGCAAGCGGCTATTTCTTCGCGGGTATGACGAAATGATGAAACGACTGAACCCGAAATTTGTAATATTTTATGGCCGCGTGCCAGAAGAATGCGACTGGAACGTAATACGCATAAGACCGCACTATGATGATATTGCTGAAAGGAGGAAAAAGAAATGGGCGGGCGCGGAAGCGGCGGAATTGTCGGAAGTGGAGGATTGCCGGCGCTGACTGGCAGTGAAAAACAAATTGCATGGGCCACATCAATACGGGAGAATTCACTGAGATACTTAGATAAAATGAAACGAGACGTTGATACGGCAGTAAAAAACTTCAGGGGCGGAAAAACAGATAAAACAGATCCTGGGTTTGCGGAAAGGGAAGCCGAAGGTATGTTTAAATATTCCGCACGTGATGTAACCACTGTCAAAAAAAACACAATAGAATGGTTTAAAAGAAATGCGTCAGCGTCATCGGTGATAGATAAAAGATTTGATCTTTCTGAGCGGGAATTAAAGTCCAAGGTACAGCAAGAGCGGCACAATAGAAGGAAACGCGATGGCACCCTACCAGAGAGGGAAAAAAACAAATATTGGCGTTGAGTGGTGGGGTGATTAAATGGCTGCACGGCTGACGGACAAGCAAAAAAAGAAAATCATTGCGGATTATCTTGAAACCGAAAGCTATAATGCCACGGCAAAGAAAAACGGCGTTTGCGGGCAGACGGTGCGCCGAGTTGTAGAGGAATCTCATGGAATCACCGAAAATCTCAAGAAGAAAAAAGAAGAAAACACGGCGGATATTCTTGCGTACATGGAAAGCCAACGCAAGGTCGTGTGCGAAATCATAGGAAAAGGGCTTATGGAGCTGAACAAGCCTGAGAAGTTAGCCCTTGCGACACCTGCGCAAATCACAACGGCATTAGGCACATTGATAGATAAATGGACTGCCATCAGCGGCGGTGCAACGGACGCGGCCAAGGATGATGAACTTAGTCGTAGCCTGCGTGAAATGGCGGGAGAGGTGGAAAGCGATGATTAGCGCGAAGCAGAAGAAAATCCTTGCATTTCCATATTCCGAGTATGATGCGCTGATTTGCGATGGGGCGGTACGCTCCGGAAAGACTTCCCTTATGATGTGGGCGTTTGTGGAATGGGCAATGCGCGAATTCAGTGGTCATCGGTTCGGAATCTGCGGTAAGACCGTGGATTCAGCCGCAAAGAATATAGTTGTGCCGTTCATATCCATGTCGCTTGCGAAGGAACGCTATACGCTGCGATGGCGGCGCGCTGACAAGGTATTGGAAGTGACGCGCGGGGCGGTCAAGAACTATTTCGAAGTGTTCGGAGGCAAGGATGAATCATCGTTTGCGTTGATTCAGGGGCGTACGCTTGCGGGCGTTCTGTTGGATGAAGTGGTACTAATGCCACGTTCGTTTGTAGAACAGGCGCTTACGCGCTGTTCTGTGGACGGTGCAAAGCTGTGGTTTTCGTGCAACCCCGGAAGCCCGCAGCACTGGTTTTACACGGACTGGATACAGCGCCACAAAGAACGGAACGCGCTGTATCTGCATTTCGAAATGACGGATAACCCCGGTTTGTCCGGAAGGACGATAGAACGGTATCAGACCATGTTTGCGGGCGTGTTCTATGATAGATATGTTCGCGGAATGTGGGTGCTTGCGGAAGGTCTGATATATGACTTTGGGGAAAGCAATATTACTGACGATGCGCCGGATTGTGGCGAGTATTATATCTCCTGCGACTACGGCACGCTTAACCCGTTTTCGGCGGGGCTGTGGTGTTGGGATGGCAAGACGGCAACACGAATCCGGGAATATTATTATTCCGGGCGTGATGAACACCACAACAAAACCGATGAAGAATATCACGCTGAGCTTGTGACGCTTGCGGGGGATTTGCCTATACGAAGTGTGATCGTTGACCCTTCTGCGGCATCGTTCATCGAAGTAATCAAAAGACACAAGCAATTCACTGTACGTAAGGCTGTGAATGATGTTATTCCAGGCATAGCGACCACCGCGCGGTATCTGCGCGACGGAACGATAAAGGTTCATCGATCGTGCAAAGACTGCATCCGGGAATTCGGGTTGTATAGATGGGATGAAAAGTCCACGGAAGACAGGCCAATCAAGGAAAACGATCATGCGATGGATGACACGCGCTATTTTGCCATGACTGTGCTTCGGAACAAGGTGGGAAAGGCGAAATACGAATCAATTTTGACGTAATGGAGGCGACCGGCTATCAAAACATATCAGGATTTAATCTCTGTAGGCGAAAGCGAACACGAAAGGATGGAATTTATCCGCGCCGCCATTAACGACCATCGCGGCAGCGCAGCGTATAGAATTGCGCTGGATGCAGAGCAGTACTATGATGGCGAAAACCCGACTATAAACCGCTACGAGAAAATCATATATGACCTCAAAGGCCGTGCGCATAAGGACATGTGGACGGCGAACCACAAACTTGCATCGCGGTTTTTCGGGTTCGCGGTAGATCAGGAAAATTCGTATCTTTTGGGCAACGGAATAACGTTTGAGCAAAATGGAACAAAGGACAAGCTGGGCGCTGACTTCGATCAGCGTTTGCAGGAAGCGGGCGAATATGCACTTGTGATGGGTGTTTCGTTCGGATTTTGGAACTTAGACCACTTGCAAGTGTTTAAGCTGACCGAGTTTGTCCCGCTGTATGATGAGGAAAACGGCGCATTGATGGCGGGTATTCGCTGGTGGCAGGTTGCGAACGATAAACCGCTACGCGCCACGCTGTACGAAGTAGACGGGTATACTGAATACTTCCAACCAAAGAACAAGGATATGGAAGTCCTGCGGCCAAAGCAGCGGTATCAAAAGTATATCCGCACTGATGGGCTGAACAACACGGAAATATTTGACGGCGACAATTATCCAGGCTTTCCGATTGTGCCGCTCAAAAACAACAGGCGGTGCACATCAGAACTATTGGGCAAACGCAACAGCATTGACGCGCTGGATTTAGCCTGTTCCAACATGGTCAACAATGTCGACGAAGGAAACCTGATTTATTGGGTGCTGACGAATGCCGGGGGCATGGACGATATGGACGATGCGAAATTCATGGAGCGCATCAAAACACTGCACGTTGCTCATACAGAAGATAACACGAATGTAGCGGCACACACGATTGAGGCTCCGTATCAGGGGACGAACACCACAATTGACATGCTGAAAAAGAAGCTGTATGAAGATTTCCAGTGCTTCGATGCTTCGGCGGTTTCAGCGGGCAATCAGACGGCTACGGCGATTAAGGCAAGTTATGTTCCATTGGATTTAAAGGCAGATAGGTTTGAACGGCAAGTGACTGACTTCATCCACGGCATCCTTGAAATCGCGGGAATCAGCGATAACCCGAGCTATACGCGGAATCAGATCATAAACAAATCTGAGGAAACACAGACGGTTTTGCTTGGCGCGCCGTATTACGACGATGAATATATCACCAAGAAGCTTATGACCATCCTTGGAGACATCGACCAATACGATGAAATGATGAAACGCAAGACTGCCGAGGATTTAGGACGGATTGAAAGCATCCCCAATGATGAAGGGCAGGATGGTAATAATGGCGACATCGACAATTAACACATTGATAATCTGCGTGACGCTGCTTGCGCTGTGCATCGTGGGGCGTAAGGGATGAAACCCGATGAAGCCCACGTATGGACGGATGAAGAACTGAAAAAGCTCGAACGGCGCATATCGAATGAATACCGCAGGGCGTATGACGAACTGGACAAAACAATCCACGATTATTTCAACCATTTTGCCAAGCGGGACGCGGAGCAAAAAGCGCGGCTTGATTCAGGGGAAATCACAGAACAGTATTACAAACAATGGCGCTTAAACCAAATGGGGCGCGGCGAGCGATTCAAGGCGCTGCAAAAGAAGGTAGCAGAGCGCATGACGCATGCAAACGAAGTCGCGGCTGCATATGTAAATGGTGGCATGCCGCGCATCTACGCGCTGAACCGCAACTATACGGCGTATACCATCGAAAAAGCCGTTGGAAGCTGCGATTTCATGTTGTGGGATGAATCCACAGTTAAGCGCATGATCGTTGAAAACCCGGATGTTATGCCGTACTACCCGCCTGATAGGGCTGTTGATCGCGGTATCGATATCGCCTATGGAAAACAGCAAATATCAGCCAATGTGACCAGTTCGGTTTTACAGGGTAAAGGCATCAAGGATATTGCGGATGACTTGCAATCGCGCATCACAACCATGAACCGCGACAGCGCCATAAGGGCGGCGCGGACAGCAACCACAAGTGCGCAGAACGCCGGGCGGCAAGATAGCTACGAAGCTGCGGCGAAGATGGGCATTAAAGTGCGAAAGCGCTGGATAGCGACCAAAGACAACCGAACGCGCCATGAACACGGCATGGCAGACGGCCAAGTAGTGGAATATGACAAGCCGTTTGATGTGGGCGGCTATGAAATGATGTTTCCGGGCGATAAATCCGCACCGGGCCATCTTGTGTACAACTGCCGATGCACCATGCGGACGGTGGAAAAGGACGGCATCGAAGCAGAGCCAAGGCAAATGCGGGTACGCGACCCGATAACGGGCAGAAATGAACTCGCGAGCGATATGACGTATCAGGAGTGGTGCGCCATGAAGGAGCGGCAGCACGGAAAGGGCGATATGGAACTTGCCCGGAAGAAAGTCAAAAACGAAGCTTCCGACAAAAAGCAATTTGCGGAATATAAGGCTGTTTTGGGGAAGAACGCACCGGATTCCTTTGTAAAATTCCAGGATTTGAAGTATAATAATACTGATAGATGGGAGCGGCTTAAAACAGAAAAACAGCAGACCGTATTTGTCGAAAATGCTCCATGCGTTACTACGTCAAAGAAGTACACGGGCTATTTCCTTAAACCGGGCGCGAAACACGCGCAGGACTTTTTCAACGTTGGCTATACTGCGTATGATTCGCTCCGGCTGCGGTATGATATGGCGCGGCAGTTTGATATGGGAAAAGCAACGAACTTTTCCGTTAATGAAAAAGGGGAGGAAAAATTCAGGGTTTATATGCAGCTTGGGGTGACAGAGAAGAAAATTTTCCGTACTGCGTGGCAGAAGGATGCCCCGGACAGCAAACCACGGATTTTAACTGCATTCAGAGAGGATGTAAAAGATGATAAATGAATTTGACCATGTAAAAATCAAATCATCGGGGATAACAGGAATTTTAGTAGATAAGCGCAAGACAGAAAATGGGGTATTTTGCATTGTTGAGAGAGATTCTGACAACGAATTGATTGACTGCACCGAAGACGAACTTGAAAGGCTTGACTGACATGGTGCATATATGCAAGTTGAAATCATCGATAACAGCAAATTGGTTTTGGATGAATTCAAGGATGCTGTCATGCGCGCGCTGGAACGATGCGGATTGCAGGCAGAAGGATATGCCGCAGATCTCGCGCCGGTCGATACTGGGAACCTGCGCGATCATATATCGCATACGGTAGATGCGTCTGAGCCTGCGGCGTATGTTGGCACAAATACGGAATACGCCCCTTACGTTGAACTGGGTACCGGCATCCATTATCCGGGCGGCAGAGATACACCTTGGATATACCAAGACGCAAAAGGAGATTGGCACAGAACGAACGGCCAAAGACCTCAACCATTCATAAAACCTGCGGTTGCAGATCACGCGCAGACATACCGAAATATCATAGAAGACGAATTGAAGAACGGATAAACACCCCGCAAAGACGGGGTGTTTTTAGTTGGTAAAACCCGCGAAGGACAGCGGTTTTTATAAATACTATCGCGGCGAAGAACAGCCGACAAAGGAAAGGAAGATAGTGTCATGGCACTAAAACGCAGTTTTTTAAAAGGTATGGGTTTAACGGATGAGCAGTGCGACAGCATCATCGAAGCGCATGCCGAGACAGTGGACGGCTTGAAGGCTGACCTTGCAAGATACAAGGAAAGCGCCGGAAAGGCCGAACAGCTCCAGAAGGATTTGGAGAAGGCAAACGCTGACCTTGAATCCGCAAAGAAAGACGGATGGAAGGACAAGCACGACAAAGTCAAAAAGGAATTTGACGATTACAAGGCCGGAATCACAGCAAAGGAAACCAAGGCCGCCAAGGAAAAGGCGGTGAAAGCGTACTACGAGAGCAAAAACATCACCGGGGATAGCCTTACCATTGCCATGCGTGGCAGCGGTGCGGAGATCGAAGGGATTGAACTAGACGGCGACAAAATTAAGGATACCGCCGCGCTGGATGCCCTTGTAGGCGGCGCTTTCGCGAAGCTGGTTTCCACTACGATCAAGACGGGCGCTTCAACGGCAACACCGCCCGCACAAACATCTCCCAAAACATTCACGAGGGATGACATCCGAAATATGACGCCGGATGAGATCAACAAGAACTTTGAAGCGATCAAAATGTCGCTCAAAAACAACAACTGACAGAAAGGAATATAAAAATGGCTGTTACCGCTTTTATTCCCGAGCTTTGGAATGCTCGCCTCCTGTACGCGCTTGACAAGGCGCACGTTGCGACGAACCTTGTAAACCGCAATTATCAAGGTCAGATCGCGCAGGCCGGTGATACCGTACACATCAATTCCATCGGTGCTGTAGCCGTAAAGGCATATACTGCCAACAGTGATATTGCCGCGCCGGATGAACTGTCTACCACCGATCAGACCCTTGTCATCAATCAGTGCAAGTATTTTAACTTCCAGATCGATGACGTTGACGCAGCGCAGGCCGCTGGCGAAATCATGGATATCGCTATGGCGCGCGCTGCCTATGCGCTGGCCGATACCGCAGATGCGTACCTGCTTGGCGTAATCTCCGCAGGCGTTGACAGCGGGAATGTGGTAGGTACCAAGGCTTCCCCAATCGCCCTTACCGCATCCAATATCTATGAAAACATCGTGAAAGTACGCATGAAACTGGACAAGGCCAATGTGCCGACCGCTGGCCGCACCATCGTTGTGCCTCCCGAAGCCTACGCCCTGCTTCTGCAGGATGACCGCTTTGCAAAGTCTGATGCCGTGGCGGGTCAGGAAGCGTTACTAAATGGTATGGTTGGCCGCATTGCAGGTTTTGACGTGTTTGAATCCAACAATGCCGTTATCGCATCAGATGGCGGCGCTTCCGGCAACACCGATTACTTCAAGATCACCGCGCAGGTTCCTGCCGCCACGACTTACGCGGAGCAGATCATCAAGACCGAAGCATATCGCCTTGAAAAGCGCTTTGCGGATGGCGTGAAGGGTCTGCACGTATACGGCGCAAAAGTCACGGACGGAAAGCAGATCGCAGCGCTGCTGTGCACCATCGCCTGATGGAGCTGCAAAAGAACGGTGAAACCATTATCCTTGAAAACCCAGGCCACGTGGCGGCGTATCTTGACGCAGGCTGGGATGAGGTAAAGGAGCCTAAAAGAAACCGTCTGTCAAAAGGACGGGTAAGTAACAGGGAGGCGGAGCAATGCTCGAACAAATCCTAATGCACCTGCATAACTGGTTTGCCGTCGAAGTGAAAGAAGGTACGTTTACGATTGAAGGGGGAAGCATTGCGCTTCCCTTTCTTCAAACAGGCCAATATTTCCGCATTCGCGGCAGCATCTTCAATGACGGACTGCATCAGCACCCAGTTAACGGTCTGATGGGGGAAACGTTTTCCGGGACGATATGGGCGCTTGCAATCCCGAATGCCGTTATTGATTTGGCGACAGAGATGGAAGAATGGCAGGCGAAAAACGGAGATGCGGCGGCAGGACCGTACCAGTCCGAAAGCTTTGGCGGCTATAGCTACTCCAAAGCCACAAACGCAAACGGCGGTACGGTCAATGTATTTGATGCCTACAAGTCCCGCTTGAACCAGTGGCGCAAAATCAAGGGGGTGGAACCGTGAGCCTGCTGGATGATTTCGGGCGCACATGCGTCCTGCTTGAAAAAACGCGCACGGATGACGGCGAGGGCGGTTATACAGTTGCATGGGCTGACGGTATAACCTTCACAAATTATCAGGCGTTGGACACATCAATGGAGGCGCGCAGAGCCGATAAAGAGGGCGTAACAAGCCTGTATTCTGCCCTTGTTGATAAGGCAGTCCCAATCGAATACAACGACTATTTCAGGGATACCGCAACGGGCGAAACGTACCGTGTCACGTCAAACCCGGAGGAAAAGCAATCCCCAAGATCATCCACATTGAAGCTGAAATACTTCACGGCTGAACGGGGGGATCTGCCATGATCGTGAATGTATTGGGTTCCGATTATGCCGTCATTGTAACGAACGAAGCACAAGAACCACGGCTTAAAAATAAAGATGGCTTCTGCGATGATACTTCAAAAGAAATTTTTGCGGAAGATTACAAAACCGTATCTTCCGAAGATTCAAAAAGAAATCTTTTGTTGCAGACGAAGAAAGTTCTGCGCCACGAAATAGTTCATTCCTTTCTGTTCGAAAGCGGCCTTGCGGAAAATAGCGGTTGGGCGAAAAACGAAGAGCTTGTTGACTGGATAGCCATACAAGGGCCGAAGTTGTTCAAGGCATGGCAGGAAGCAGGGGCATTATGACAAAAGCGGCAGCGCTTCAAGCGTTTTTTGAATCGTTTGGGATTTCAGCATACGCCGCTTCTTCCGTGCCTGACGATACGGTTTTTCCGTGGCTGACCTATGAACTGACCGTAGATGCATGGGATGGCGTGGAAGTTGGCTTAACCGTCAACCTGTGGTACTACGGCACGAGCCAAAAACCTGCAAACGACAAGGCAAATGAACTTTCTGCGGCCATCGGCTACGGTGGCAAGGTTCTGCCTTGTGATGGTGGGTATATATGGCTTAAACGCGGATCGCCGTGGTGTCAAAATATCACGGACGATTCCGACAAATTGATAAAACGGCGGTACATCAACGTTACCGCAGAATACCTAACACTGAACTAAGGAGGACTTACATGGGTAAATTTACTGTTATCCCTCAGGATACCTTTGACGGGCTTCAACTTGACGCAGGCGTGCTATTGAAAACATTTAATCCGGCGCAAGTGGCAGCGCCCGATGACGCAGATATTATATGCGCCACCACAGGCGGGATTAATGCATCCTGCGTTCCAACGTATTCTGACCTTGGCGAGGATGTGGACAACTGCCCCAACAACACAAAAGAACTCAAGCACTTGGACGGATGGAACTGCAAAATGGCATTCACGTCATTAGGCACATCAGCGGAAAATATCAATCTGGCTTTGGGTGCTGCGGATATCGACAGTGTTGAAACAACCAAGATCACGCCGCGCAGGGACCTTGCACAGACTGACTTTTCCGATATTTGGTGGGTTGGTGACCGCGCGGATGGCGGGTGTGTGGCTATTCAGCTGAAAAATGCGCTGTCTACTGGCGGATTTACCATTCAGACCACCAAGAACGGAAAGGGGCAGGTATCAGTTGAACTGACTGGGCATGTCAGCATTAATGCACAGAGTGTTGTGCCGATGGTATTCTATTCAATAAATCCAGCTACGGAGGGTGGTGAGTAATGAAGCTGTCCGAACTTTCGACCGAACGCGCGGCAGATGTGCTGTGTGAAATCACGCCGTATATTGCCAGCCTGACCGGGGATAAGGCGCTGCTTGATGCACTGAAAACCGAAGTTGGCGCGGGTGACAAGAGCGTTGCAGAGATTTACACAATTGGCGCAAAGAAAATCGCGGCCATTGTACCGATTGTGCTGAAAGACCATCGACAGGATGTGTTCGGCATCCTTGCTGTGCTGAATGAAACGGATGTCGAAACAATCACGCGTCAAAACATCATAAAAACCATTCTTCAAATTCGCGAACTGGCGAAGGACAAGGAACTGGCCGATTTTTTCAAATCGTGGGGGCAGCAGGAGGCGAGCGCGTAACGCTCGCCTTGTTGTCCCTGCGCGGCCTTTCGGCGCGTTCGTGCATTGCCGCACTTCCTGCGGTCTTAAAACGCGACGAACACGCCGAAGCGTACCGCGTGTATGTTACCGATGCGTTGAAAATCATCTGCGAAAACACGGCAAGGTACGCTGGCGGGAGCTGCATTGAAATGCGGTATATCGACCTTATAAACCCAAAACCCGAAGATACCCGAACGGGTGATGATGTAATCGAACACATGAAATTAAAATTGCGCACGATTGGGGGTGAATGAAATAGATTTATTCAACCTTTTTGCAAAGATATCGCTGAATACAGAGGATTACGAAAACGGGCTTGAAGAAGCAAGCGGAAAAACAAGCACATTTGCCGACAAGATTAAGGGCGGTCTTGCCACTGCCGCAAAGGTGGGGGCTTCCGCGCTTGGGGCTGCTGCTGCTGCTGTTGTAGCACTGACGAAACAATCCATTGCAAACTATGCCGAATACGAACAGCTTGTAGGCGGTGTTGAAACGCTGTTCAAAGGTTCTGCTAATGCTGTGATTGGATATGCCAATAACGCATATAAAACGGCTGGGCTGTCTGCGAACCAGTACATGAACACCGTAACAAGTTTTTCCGCATCCCTGCTGCAAAGCCTTGGGCAAGACACCGAAGCCGCGGCGCGATACGCCGACATGGCCATAACAGACATGTCGGATAATGCCAACAAAATGGGTACGGCGATGGAGAGCATACAAAACGCATATCAAGGTTTTGCGAAGCAAAATTACACCATGCTGGACAATTTGAAGCTTGGTTACGGTGGCACAAAGGAGGAAATGCAGCGACTTCTATCCGATGCCGAAAAGCTTTCCGGATTAAAGTTCGACATTTCATCCTTCGCGGATATCGTTGACGCAATCCACATCGTTCAAACTGAAATGGGCATTACTGGCACAACGGCGTTGGAAGCAAGCACCACAATTCAAGGCAGCTTAGCATCTGTAAAGGCAGCATGGACGAATCTGTCTACTGGATTTGCAGATGATACACAGGATTTGGATGTGCTTATAACCAATTTCACGGATAGCGTTGGAACAGCTGCCGGGAATCTCATCCCACGCATAACGACGGTTATTAGCGGGATTGGGAAGGCCATCCCTAAGCTTGCGTCAGTTCTTACGAAGGAATTACCCGGGCTAATTAAATCTACATTGCCGGTTCTTGTAAGCGCTGCAACTGATTTGGTGGTTGGAGTTGTGGAGGCGTGGCCTGGCTTTATAACGATGATAACGGACATGCTCCCAATGCTGATTGAAACGATCGTAAATGCACTACCAGCATTGCTTCCTGCGCTGATAGGTGGCATTGTGGCGCTGATTGTAGGCATAGCAAACGCGCTACCAACAATAATCGTTGCAATAGTCGATGCACTGCCTACGGTCATCCAGTCGATATGCACTGCGCTCATAGAAAATATTCCGATCTTAATTCAAGGTGCAATACAACTTGTGCTTGGAATCGTGCAGGCGCTGCCGGAGATCATTGTATCACTCATCGAAGCACTGCCGGACATTATCATGATGGTCGTGGATGTGATTATAAACAACGTTGGGCTATTCATCGAAGCGGCCGTTCAGATCGTTTTTGCGCTTGTTGCTGCATTGCCCGAGATTGTTCTTAGCCTGATTAAGGCTGTCGTGAATACCGTTGTTGACCTTGCAGAAAAGATAAAGGAAAAATGGCCGGAGTTCAAGGAAGCGGCAAAGGAGTGGTTCAGAAAGCTACTTGAAGGAATAAAAGAAAAGTGGAAAGACGTTGAAACATGGGCAACAAATGCGTGGGATGACTTTGTGCAATGGTGCATGGATGTGGGGCCTAGATTGAAAGAGGCCGGGAAACAGGCATTGGATGACCTGTGGAGCGGATTAAAGGAAGCGTGGGCAGCTATCAAAGCATGGTTTACCGGCGAGTGGGACAGCCTGTTTGAGACATCCACTTCCGCAAGCGGGAAGAAAATCATTCATGTTAACAAGCCGAAAACACAAGGTTCCCATGCGTCCGGCCTAAACTATGTTCCGTTTGATGGCTACATCGCGGAACTGCACCGTGGCGAAATGGTAGTACCCGCAAAACAGGCTGACGATCTACGGAAGGGCAAAATGCGCCCAACTGTCTCTGTTGTCCAGTACATCAGCAGCGAAGCAAAAACGGCAGCGGACTTAATGCAAGAAGCCGTATGGTATCAGGAAAGGGCGGTGCTAACGGGTGTATAATGCAAAGTTCGTGAAAAGCAACGGCGATGTGTTCAATTTTGGGTTGGAATATAGCACGATTTTTGATATATTGCCATTGTCCGAACTTGATGTGCAGATCGGCACAAATCAGGGGTTTCAACAAATCGGTGATACAATCCAAACGCGGGGCATGAAAGGTGTTTCGCGCACCATTAAGGGAACGATCATCGGCGAAGCAAATTCGCTGAAAAAGCGCATGCTGACCGTGTTTTCCCCATTCGCAAGCGGCAAGCTGTATTTCAACGACAAATACTATTGCAATGCCGTGGTGAAGAAAACGCCCGCTATATCGGTAGACGATCAGGACGCAGAATTTTCCATGATGCTGTATTGCCCGTCTCCGTACTGGTACGCGGCGCGGCAGTCGAGTTACTCAATAGGCCGGATTATTCCGGCCTTTTCTTTCCCAACAACATTTACTACCCACAAATTCGGCACAAAGAACCCAAGCGCATTCATTAACGTGTATAACCCAGGCGAAGATACCAGCGATTTTGAATTGGAGTTCGCTGCAACCGGCGATGTTACGACCTGCGGCGTGCTTGACATCAACACGCAGGAGTTCATAGAAATCACAGCAAATTTGACCGTAGGGGACGCTATACGCATGCACAGGGATTCGGGTAGGCTGCGCGTTGAAAAGCTCTCTGGCGGCGTTGCAACAGACATTTTCGGGCTTTTAAAGTACGATTCCAATTTGTTTACAATCCGAAGCGGTGATAACGTGTGGAAGATGTATGCAGGCACGGGCGTTGACAGTCTGTCGGTTGAAGCGACGTTCAACATTGCATATCCGGGGGTATACGATGGAATGTAGTTTTTATGACATGTCTTTGACGCGCATTGGCGCAATCAGCACATGGGTTAGTATGGTGTGGGAGGACTGCTATAACACGGAAGGTAAATTTCAGATCGAATTACAGTATCAAAAGGATTTGTTCGATTTGATACAGCCTGATGTTTATTGCGGCATCACAGGCCATGACACACTGATGCTGATTAAGTCTGTGCAGGTAAAAGGCGGGAAAATCGTTGCGAATTGTTTTTCCGCATGCACAAGGATCCTGAACGATCGCGTCAGTACACGGGTTATTTTGAACCAAAACGCCGAGGCGGCGCTGTTGTCGTTGATAAGTGCCATGCAGGCATGGCCGCGTGTATATGCCGGAGAAGCGCAGGGGCTTACAGACATATACGCGCCGCAAATATCGGACGGCTCGCTTTTGAAGTACGCCCTTGCAATCTCCGCGGAAACTGACATGGGGTTCAGGATGCGGCATGACCCGGCAGCGAAAAAGCTGATATTTGAATGTTACAAGCCTGCGCTCAACTTGAACGCGCGCTATTCCACCAAATACGGGAACATGGGCGATATAACCTATTCATGTTCTGGTGTAAATTTCAAGAATGTTGCGCTTGTGGCCGGAGCCGGAGAGGGAGCAAATCGCGTTGAAACCTATGCAGGCGCAACGGACACAACAGCAGAGCACAGGCGCGAAATGTACGTTGATGCACGACATGAACAGCCGGATGAAGGGGAAACGCCCGAGGAATACATTGCACGGCTTCAACGTGTAGGGCTGGAAAAGCTGACCGAGCAAGTACGCATAGAAAACATAGGTTTTTCACTGGACGATACCGCGCGGAAGGTTGGCGATTTTGTCTTGTGTAAAATCCCTGAGCTTGGCGTTGATTTGCAAGTACGCATCACGATCATAACCGAAAAATCCCAAAACAACAAATTGACCCGTACCGCTTCACTGGGTACGCCGATCATTGCTAGGAGGTACTAATGTCAATCATTACATACCCGTTGGATATTATCGAATACGAAGCAAAGGACGCTGAAACCTACCTGTGCTCGCGTACAAGCGGCGTTTTTGCATCAACCGGGCATTTCGACGCATCCATTACCGGGGCGCGCGAAGTGACGATTTCAAGCGGTCTTGCGTGGATTAAAAACGCGGATTTCAAGGGGAAATCCGTATTGAATGACACAGCTGTTCCGATTTCTATCCCGATTGCGGATGGTGTTCTTGATCGCGTCGACCGAATCGTTCTGCAATTCAGCAAGACGGCGAACGCGACAAGCATTGTTTTGAAGTCAGGCACGCCAAGCGCGGCGGCGGTTGCCCCTGCAATTGTACAGACCGAAACGGTCTATGAATTGGGGCTTTATACCGTGTCCGTTCCCGCAGGAAGCACCACAATACTTGCATCCCATGTGACCGATACGCGCATGGATGAAACGGTGTGCGGCCTTATGCGGGATGGAGTGACAGGTATCCCAACCGCAGAACTACAGGCGCAGGTGGAAGCCCTGATTGGTGATTTACAAGAACAGATCAGAAACGCTGCTCAGGGAATAATTTCACCTGCCGCCATCGGGGCTATGGGTATAGGCGCGGATAATGGCGCTGTCGGCACCAAGTACACCACATCCATCGAATCCGACACCGCAGACAAGGCCGCAAGTATAATCCGCATCAAGGAAAACGCTACTGGGAATACGCGGGTGCTTATCGCGGCAAATACCGATGTAAATACTGGTGAAGTATCGCAGATTGTTCTTCGTGACGGTACGAATGTTGGAAAAATCAATATCCAGTGTAATACAGCCGGCGCAAAAGGCATCATGATCACAGATGGCAATAACGTTGAACGTATAAAGCTGTTACACACAACTACGGATGACACGTGCAGATTCCAAATCAACGATGCAAGCGGAAATGACATAACACGGCATGTCATCGGTGCGGCTCCTGCCTTGTCTACCCCTTCCGGCGGCACAGTAAACCTAACCATTGTGGACAACACCGAATACCGTTTTACTTCCGCTGTGACATCGCTTACGCTGACCTTCCCATCCGGGAACTTTGACTGCTGGCTGAAATTCACCACGGGCAGCAGCATCACGGTGACATTTCCATCCGGAACGAAATATGTGGGCGGTGCGCCAACCTTTGAAGCATCAAAGACTTACGAGATGTCCATCAAGGACGGCGTCGTGCTCTGCGCGGAGGTGACCACGGAATGAGCTACTGGATGGCTGTACGCAGGCGCCTCGCGGCGATCGCGCTTTCCGGAATCAATGTATCAGCCCTTGCGATCGCGTACACCGGCAACATGACGGATGAGATCGTCACGATGGGGGACGGAAATCAATACCGGCTGCTGACGCTGATAAGCTCCGGCACGCTGTCTATTTCGGCCGAAGTAAAGGCGGATGTGTGGCTGTGCGGCGGCGGGGCGAAGGGAAATCCTACATGGACTGGTGGAGTTATGACCGGGCACGGCGGCAGCGGTGGATTCATAGCACAAGCACTTAGACAGGCAATTATGAATATTACTGCGGTGGTAGGCGCTGCTGCCGGAAACTCCTCCATTTCCGGCGACATATCTTTATCCGCAAACGGCGCTGGATCACCTACTATTTACAGTAACGCCGACTTATCCGTTGTATATGGCTCATCTGGCGGCGGTGGGCGTTGCGTGTATCGTCAATCTGCTATGTCGAGTGCGGCCGGACTGAAAGGAACTGGGGAAACAACGTACCCATTTGGCGATACAATCTATTTCGCAGGTAAACCACACTGCGCAGGTGGAGGCGGCGGAGCATATGACACAAGCGAGTATCTAGGGGATAGTTATGCCGCAGACGGAGGTGCTGGCGGTACAAATGGCGGTAACGGTGGCATTGGCGACTACCTTGGCTATGTTAGTGCTTTCGGTTATGGTACGCCGGGAGCTGGCGGAACCCTTGGCGGAGGCCGAGGTGGTAGCTCAAATACGGGTAAAGGAACTGCTGCGACATTCTATGGTTCTGGCGGAGGCGGCGGTGGATACCACGAGCGTGACGAGGAAGGCGACATAAGCGAGTATACATACGCTCCCGGCGCAGGCTACCAGGGCGTTATCTACGTGCGCATACCGTTGAAACAGTGAAGGAGGGGCTAAGGATGAAATACGCAGTAGTAAAGGAAAACGCGGTTGAAAACGTGATTGTGGCAGACGAAGCGCAGAAGGCAGAACTGGAAGCCGCGCTCGGCGCGGAGCTTGTGGACGCGCAGCCGTTCAATCTGCAAATTGGCGATATGCGCGTTGGCGCAAACTGGACGCGCAATCAGGACGGGGAACAGATTGTGCTGACCGGGCAGCCGACATATGACGAACTGATTGCACGATTGGAAGATGCAGAGGCAGCGCTTGCGCTGCTTGGCGTGGAGCCGCAGGAAGGAGCATAACATGGGAAGATGGTTAGACGGTGCGCGTGCAGTACGCGCGGCAATGGACTTGGCAGGCGCACAGCTTAATGATGCTGTCGCGCTGGGCGCAATGGCGATTTATCCCGCGTGGGAGATTGGCAAGGCGTATGCTGTAAACGACCGCAGACGGTACGGCGATTTTCTGTACAGGTGCGTACAGGCGCACACATCGCAAGCGGACTGGACACCCGATGCCGTTCCTGCGCTGTGGGTGAAAATCAGCACGGAGGAATGGCCGGAATGGGTACAGCCCACGGGCGCGCATGACGCATATAACACGGGCGATAAAGTGACCTACAACGGCAAGCGGTATGTAAGTCGGATTGACGCGAATGTCTATTCGCCGGAGGCGTACCCGGCAGGGTGGGAGGCACAATGAACATCAGGGAATTAAACGCGCAGATGCGCAAGGACTACCACGCGGCGGGATATACGGGTCAAGGCGTGGTTTTCGCCGTGCTGGATACTGGCGTTTCACCTGTCGGACGGCTGCGTGGAAAAGTGATTCAGCGCATGGGAACCGAACCGCGAACCGGGCATGGCACGTTTACCGCGTCAGTAATCAACGAATACTGCCCGGACGCTGAAATATGGTCGTATCGGTGCGATTATCCGTCCGACATCATATCAGCACTGAACGATGTGACCGCACAAGTCGCAGTAACGGGCAAACGGATTATTGTGAACATGTCGCTGGAAACCGATGCGGAATACATCCGAAATGCGGTAGATTCCTGTGTAGCGGCGGGCGTTCCGCTGGTTTGCGCGGCGGGGAATGACGGCGAGGAAGTGTTGAACAAATACCCGACATGCTTCGAAAGCCCGATCACCGTTGCGGCGCTACAACCGGACGGGTCGCATGCGTATTTCAGTACATGGCACGGTGAAGTAGATTTTGCGGACTTCGGGCGTTGGGTTGATGGATTGGATATGGACGGCAACACCGTGACCAAATCCGGAACAAGTTTTGCCGCGCCGCAATTGGCAGGAAAAATCGGGCTGCTGCTTTCGGCAAATCCGGACATGACAGAACCCGAAGTTTACGAAGCCCTGAAAGGCATGGCCGTTGATTTGGGAAACAAAGGCCGCGACCCGTTGACTGGGTACGGTTTTGTACGGATCCCTGACCCTACACAGAAGGAAGAACCGAAGGAGGAACCGATGGGAGAACGGATTTTAAAGTTAATCGACAAGCCCCGCATGCATGGGGACGATGTGAAGGAGCTGCAAACGTTTCTGGACAATCACGGATTCCCCTGCGGGGAGATTGACGGCGTTTTTGGCCCGGCAACGGATAAAGCTGTGAAGTCATTCCAAAAGGCCAACGGCCTTACGGTAGACGGCAAGGTGGGTGAAAAAACATGGGCGGCGCTGCGAAATGAACCCGGCGAACCGTCCGGGGATTCTCTTGCGGTTGCCGAAGATATGACCTGCTGGCTGCGCATGATGGTGGGCTGGCATTACATCATCGGCGCACAGGGGCACAGGCTGACGGATTCATACCTGTCTGCACGGCACAAAGACCATGAAGGGTATTTTACCAATGGCCGGTTTGAGTGGCTCAGGGGCGAAATATCGCGGGCTGAAAGCATGGGAATCAACCTGTACTGCGCGGATTGTTCCGGCCTGTTCTTCAAGGTCAACGAGATGATGGGAATCCTGCCCGTTAAGGACGCGACGGCGGACGGGCTGTGGCGGCGGTACTGCGCCGGAATCGGCAAGGACGATGTTCGCCCCGGCGATATTCTGTTCCGCGACACGAACGGATGCAAAACGCACATGGCGGTGGTTGGCACGGATGGCGTGTACGAGGCCGCAGGCACGGCCTACGGCGTGGTGTTCAGGCCTTGGGCGGACATGTTCTCGCGCCGAACCTACAACCGCATGACGGGCAAATTTGACACGCTGAAACCGTGGACGCATTACGGGCGCTTAAAGGCGCTTCAATAAAAAAACAAAGGAGAAATTCAATGGACAAAGTACTGGAAGGTCTGAAATATGCGGCGGCGGGTGCAGGCGGGCTGTTCGCCTACCTGTT